GGTCATAGCGCCCATTTACACACAAGGCTAACTTTTTGAGGGGGTGGTCCCCACGAAGGACCTCCGCGTCAAGTACGTTCCCATCGGCGACGTGCGACCCTACGAGGACAACCCGCGCCGCAACGACGGGGCGGTGCGGGCCGTTGTGAACAGCCTCCGCGAGTTCGGCTGGAAGCAACCGGTCGTCGTGGACGCTGATGGCACGATCATCGCGGGGCACACGCGGTACAAGGCCGCGCTCGCGCTGGAGATGACGCACGTGCCCGTGGTCGTGGCGTCCGACCTCACGCCGGAGCAGTGCGCCGCCTACCGCCTCGCGGACAACAGGACGGCGGAGCTGGCGGAGTGGGACGCCGAGCTGCTGGCGCAGGAGCTGGACGGGCTGGCCGATCTTGACATGTCTCAGTTTGGATTCGACTCAGGCGAGACACTTACCGGCGCCGACATCGACGCTCTCTTCGATGATGGAGGCGGAGACCGCGTTGACGTGCCTGACATATCCATGGATGGGATAGACCTAGGTGATGTGCTCGACGGCGTGACGCACGTCTACTGGTCGTTCTCTGGGGGGCGTGACTCAACGCTCGCGCTTGTGTCTACCTACAAGACGTTCAGGGACATGGGCAAGGCGTGCCAGGTGCTGTTTGTCAGTTCGGGCTGCGAGTTTCCGGATCTTGAGGTTCACGTCCGGCGCGTCTGCAAGTCACTCGACGCAGACCTCGTGGTTCTGCGCCCAGACTATAACTTCTTGACCGAATACGCCGACAAGGGCAGGTTTCCAAACCCTGTGTACATGGACTGCGTAGAGAGACTGATTAACCGCCCCATCGACACGTACGTAAAATCGCAGATAGGGGACGAGCCCTATATTCTCGTGCGTGGGGGAAAGGCGTCTCAGAAGACATCGCGGAGCAAGACGGCGCGCCTACAGAGGGTGAAGGGCAAGCCTAGCCAAACCATATACAACCCTGCCTACGACTACACTGAGGAGCAGCTCTCCACAGACATACCCATCTGGCGCGGCTACGAGGAGGGCTTCGACCGCACGGCGTGTTGGTGCTGCCCTTTCCAAAAGAAGAACCAGTGGGACGCGCTGCGCAAGTGCTACCCGCTTCTCTGGGACGAGATGAGGCGCATGTTTGAGACGATGGGGTACCCGCGCATCAACGGCGACGGCCATCCTAAGTACGTCGAGGACTACTGGTGCAAGGAGTACGGAGTGGGCGTGAGGTGGTGCTGACGTGAACGTGTATCTCGCGGGCACCTACGGCCCGGGAGGTAGCGAGGCGTGGCTGGGAGGCGTCCTCTTCGATGCCGGCGAGCGTGACGGGCATCCTCGGCCTGATCGACAGTCGAGAGGTGCTGACGGCAAGCTTATAAGTCGCGTGAACCTGCTTGAATCCTTCTATTACCTCTCGAATTGGCAGGTGAATCACCTCGGGGAGTTCAAGCGCTTCATGCTCGACTCTGGGGCCTATACGCTCGCTATCTCGCGCAAGGGAGCGCTCGATGACGTCGAGCTGCGCGACTACGTGAGCAGATACGCTGAGTTTGTGGCAACGCATGACGTGACTCACTACTTCGAGATGGACATCGATCACGTCAAGGGCACCGACTGGGTGCGCCGCACTACCGATATGCTGGAGCAGGAGACCGGCAAGACACCCGTTCCCGTCTGGCACCCGTGCCGCAAGGCGAAGGGCTTCGAGGAGATGTGTGAGCGCTACCCGTATGTAGCAATCGGGACGACCGATATCCGCAGGCAGCTCGCAAAGTCGGTGCGGTGGTTCACCGACACCGCACACCGGTATGGGGCGAGGATACACGGCCTCGGCTACACAAAGATTGACGGCCTGGAGCGCACAGGCTTCGACTCCGTTGACTCCACGGCGTGGCTATACGGCAATCGTGGCGGGTTCGTGTATGAGTTTAGCGGCAGGATACTCGTCAAGCACAAGGCTCCGCCCGGGAAGCGGCTGGTCGCACGCGAGGCCGCTCGGCACAACTTCCGAGAGTGGGTCAGGTTTGCGGAATATTTGGAGGAATGGTGACCGGCGCATCGAAAAAGCAGCTCGTGCTTCTCGCCTGCATGGCGGTTAGCGCGGGGTGCATCATCGTGTCAAACATCGTTACAAACAAGCAGACGGAGCTTTTCGGGGTCGCGCTCACCTGCGCCACCTTCGTCATACCCTTCACCTACATCGCATCGGACCTCGTGGCCGAGGTGTGGGGCTTCAGGGTGGCGCGCTTTGTATCGCTTATGACGTTCGCAATCGGCTTCGCGGCTGTTGCAATCTTCTCCGCGACCATCGCGGTTCCCGGCATCCCGTCGTTCACGATGCAATCTGCCTTCGAGCAGCTTCTCGGGGCGGTGCCTAGGACCATGGCCGCGAGCTTCGCGTCATTCATCATCGGATCGATCGCCAACGCCTGGGTCATGCAGCGGATGCACGAGCGCGATGGCGAGCGCAGGCTCGGGCTGAGGTGCGTGCTCTCCACGGTCGTGGGGGAGAGCATCGACATGGGCATCTTTACGGTCGCGGCATTCTGGGGCGTGCTCCCCACGCCCGTGCTCGTCGAGACCTTCGCATCCGGCGTGGTGCTCAAATCCCTTTGGGAGACCATCGTCTACGCGCTCGCCACGCGCCACGTGATCGCAGCGGTGAAGGCGATGCCCGATGAGTGACTACCGCACCCGCGCCGAGGCCATCTGCGCGTCCTTGCCTGAGCCGACCCGCGCCCGCGCGGTGGAGCTGGCGGAGAACGTGCTGTGGATGGAGGGCAAGCTCGCCAACGCCCGCGAGGTCATCGGCAAGTCGAGCGTGGCCATACCCTACGACAACGGCGGCGGGCAGCGCGGAATCCGCAAGAACCCCGCGTTCGACGGATACAACAGCCTGATGAGTTCGTACACGAAGGCCCTGAAGCAGCTCTGCGAGATGCTGGGCGTGCAGGAGGTGGAGAGCGGTGACGACGACCTCGACGCCATCCTCGCCGGCACCGCCAAGACGCGGGCGTCAAGAGCCGATTAGGTTCGCGCAGCCGCCCGCCGTGTCAAACCGCTTCGAGGAGTGCCGCGCCCTCATGGAGGCGGGCGGCTTCCGCTTCCTCGACTGGCAGAAGATAGTGGTCGGCTCGTGGCTGGGCGTGGACGCCTACGGCAGGTGGGCGGCGAAGTCGTGCGGCGAGCACGTGCCGCGACAGAACGGCAAGACGCTCGGCACCACCGAGCCGCGCATGAACTGGGGCGCCTTCGCGCTCAACGAGCTGGTGCTCTACACGAGCCATCTCCAGAAGACCTCGACCGAGACGTTCGAGGATATGGCCAACTTCTTCGACCAGAAGAAGTTCCACAAGTACCTGAAGGCGATCCGGACCGCGCTCGGGCGCGAATCAATAGAATTCAAGGCTGGTGGGCGCATCAAGTTCCTCGCCCGCACGCGCAACGGCGGGCGAGGCCAGCACTGCGACCTGCTCGTCTTCGACGAGGACCAGGAGCTGACCGACGAGCAGCAGGCATCCTTCATGCCGTGCCTGTCGGCATCGAGCAATCCGCAGATTCTCTACACCGGCACGCCGCCCGACGAGAGCGCCCCCGGCATGGTGGCGCGCCGCATCCGAGACCGCGCTCTGTCCGGCGCCGAGGGCATCGCGTACGCGGAGTGGTCGGTCCCCGAGGTCGGCGACATCAACGACCGCGACCGATGGTACGAGACGAACCCGTCGCTGGGCGTCCTGATACTTGAGTCCACCATCGAGGCGGAGGCCCTGGACATGGCCCCCGACAAGTTCGCCCGCGAGCGCCTGGGGTGGTGGAGCCCGACCGAGAGCGCCGTCGAGCACGTCATCGACGCCGAGGCGTGGGCGCTCTGCGAGACCGACGAGCCGCCCGAGCCGCGCGTCACGTGCGCGGGCGTCAAGTTTGGCCCCGACCGAGCGACGCTGGCCTACTGCCTGCGCCCCGCCGAGGGGGCGAGCTACGTGGAGTGGGTGGACACCCGCCCGCTCTCCGAGGGCGTGGGCTGGGTGGCTGCGTGGCTGGACGCCCGCCGCGACAAGGTGGCCACGGTGGCCATCGACGGCGGCAGCACTGCCGCGCTCACGACGAGGCTCGCCGACATGGGCTTCTCCAAGCGCGCCGTCGTCACGGCGGGGCCGCGCGACATGGCCAAGGCCGTGTCGATGCTCACCAACGCCGTGGCCGAGCACGATTTGAGCCATTACGGACAGGACGAGCTGACCGCCTCCGCCACCCTCACCGCCAAGCGCCGCATCGGCAGCGACGGCGTGGGCTTCGAGGACGCGGGCGGCGCCGATTCAACACTCATTGAGGCCTGCGCGCTCGCGCTGTGGCAGGCGAAGACGACGAAGAGAAGACCCGGACGCAAGGCGGTGGTGTACTGATGGGACGTGGCGGAGCGACTTCGCAGAAGCGCGAGCTGTTCGAGGACTACGAGGGCTTCGTGGAGAAGTTCAAGCCCAAGAAGACCACCGATGACTGCTACACGCCGCCGGAGGTCTACGAGGTCATCAAGGACTGGGCGTGCGCCGAGTACGGCATCGACCCCGCGAAGGTCGTGCGACCGTTCTATCCCGGTGGGGACTACGAGAGCTTTGATTACTCCGACGGCGTGGTAGTGCTCGACAACCCGCCATTCTCGATGCTTACCAAGATTTGCGAGTTTTACCTTTCGCGCGGTGTCTCGTTCTTCCTGTTCGCGCCGTCGTTGACGCTTCTTTCCGGCTCGAAGACATGTATGCGCATGTGCCACATCCTGTGCGACGCCTGCATCGAGTACGAGAACGGAGCGGTGGTGCGCACCGGCTTCGTCACGAGCTACGACGAGGGCATCATTGCCCGCACCGCGCCCGAGCTGGGCAAGGCCATCAACGCCAAGGTGGACGAGCTGCACCGGCGCGACCACGTGGAGCTGCCCAAGTACGAGTACCCAGATTACGTGGTCACCGCCGCCATGATGCAGCGGTGGAGCAAGTATGGCATCGAATTCATGGTGCGGCGCGAGGACTGCGCGCACATCGGAAAGCTCGACGCTCAGAAGGAGCGCGGAAAGACGATTTTCGGCAGCGGTCTCTTGCTGTCCGAGCGAGCCGCAGCTGAGCGAGCGCGCGCCCATGTGTGGGAGCTGAGCGACCGAGAGCTGGCCATCGTCTCGATGCTTGGGGGTGACAGCCGATGGAGCAGCCGAACACCTGGCATCGCGGCGCGCCGACGTCGCACCGCCTGAAGCACGACAGCCGCGCGATCGTGTCGGCTCTGACGCTCAGCGGGGACGAGTACGGCATCGCCGACGAGGTTGACGAGCTGCTCGGCATCTGGGCCGGCCACCTCGGCAAGAACCAGCTCCGCCGCCGCTACTACGACGGCGAGAACGTCCTTAAGGACCTCGGCATCTCCATCCCGCCCTCGCTGCGCAGCATCGAGACCGTGGTCGGCTGGCCCAAGAAGGCCGTCTCCGCGATGGCCTCGCGCAGCCGATTCGACGGCTTCACGGTGGGCGACGAGGAGCTTTCAGCGCAGGTCGACCAGCTCGTGCGCCGATGCAACCTCAAGCGCAAGTACAAGCAGGCGTGCGAGAGCGAGCTGATAGCCGGCTGCGACTTCGTGACCCTCTCCAAGGGCGCGGCGGGCGAGCCGCCTGTCATCGTCGTGACGCACAGCGCCGAGGACGGCGCGGCCAAATGGTCGGAGCGGCTCGGGCGCATATCGTCCGGCCTCGTCATCATGCACTACGACGATTCCGGCGCGCCCGACGAGCTGGCGCTCTACACCGACGAGGCAACCTACCACGTGGACGGGCGAAACGGGCTCTCCGTCGAGCGCATGCCGCACCGAATGGGCCGCCCGCTCATGGAGGCCATGGCCTACAACCCGACCGAGAGCCAGCCTCTCGGCCAGTCTCGCATCACCCGCGCCGTGCGGTCCATCACGGACAGCGGCGTGCGCGAGGCGCTGCGCACCGAGATCAGCGCCGAGTTCTTCACCAGCCCCCAGAAGTACCTGCTCGGCGTCGGCGACGACCCTTTCGGGAATCGCACGCGCTGGGAGGCGTACATCGGCAACATCTTCACCGTCTCCCAGACCGAGGACGGCTCGACGCCGACCTTCGGGCAGCTCTCGCAGGGCTCCATGCAGCCGCACACAGACTACATGCGGGCGCTGGCAGCGCGCTTCAGCGGCGAGACGAACGTCCCGGTGAGCCAACTCGGCGTCATCCACGACAACCCGTCGAGCGCCGAGGCCATCACGCAGGCGAACGAGCCGCTCATCATGGAGGTCACCGACCTCAACGAAGGCAACGGAGAGGCGCTGGTGTCCGTCGCGAAGATGGCGCTCGCCATCTACAACGACACGACGCTCGACACGTACGACGAGCTGGCCATAGCCGCGAACTTTAAGAACCCGCTCATGCCGTCCATCGCCTCCCAGGCCGACGCCATGGTCAAGATCGCCGGAGTGGTGCCGGAATTCGCCGCCACGGAGGTCTTCTGGGAGCAGTTGGGCTTCGGCGAAGACATGCGCCAGAAGGTCGTGCAGCAAATGGAGGCCAACGCCAACAGCGCAGCGCTCAGGGCGATCATGGGAGGTAGCGCGTAATGGCGACCATCCCGCGCGAAGCTCTCGATTACGTGACGCGCGAGATCAACGGCGTTTCCGAGCAGGCGCAGCAGCAGGTGATGCTCGTCTTGGAGCAGATCGACTGGTCGGACATCACAGCCGCGCGCGAGATCGTCGTGCAGGCGGTGCAGATGGCGCTTTCGAACGCCACGACGCTCGCGGCGCAGGCGTCCGCCGACTTCTATGACGCGAGTAGAACGCTCTGCATCGGCGAGCCGATGGACGCCGTTGCCATAAGCGGCTACGAACCTGAAAAGACAGATCGCGCGATCAGATCGTTCGTGCGCTTCGTCGAGCGCGGCGAAGTGGAGAAGTTCAACGATCAAGTGCTTCAGCGGATGGATTACGAGGTGAAGCGTTCGGCCGGCAACTCCATGTTCCGCAACGGAGCGAACGACACGCGCCACCCGAAGTTCGCGCGCGTTCCGCAAGGCTCCGAAACGTGCGACTTCTGCCTGATGCTCGCGAGCCGTGGCTTCGTCTACAGCTCGAAGATGAGCGCGGGCGGCGTGAAACTCGACCACTATCACAGCGGATGCTTTTGCCGCGTGGTGGCTGGGTGGGACGGCGACGACGTGGAGGGCTACGACACCGACGAGATATACGACCGTTGGCAATCGAGCATCGACGCCATCGCGACCGAGCGCGCAGAGAAGCGCGGAACGACGGTCGAAGAAGAACGATCGAAGATCATGCTCGGTTACGCGAACAGCGCGAAGAACGCGAAGAAGCTCGCGAAAGCAGGGGCTTCTAAAGCCTAACCTAGCCGAATCAAGCCCCGCACGGGGCTTTTTTCATGCCCGCTTCGGCGGGCTTTTTCTTTGCCCCGCACGGGGCGCAACCGATTCCCGCACGGGAGAAAGGGGCCTGCTATGGCAGACGAGAAGCCGACCGAGGATCAGGCTGCACAGCCCGATACCGACTGGAAGGCCGAATTCGAGCGCGTCACCGCCGAGTTGGAGGAAGCGCGCAAGCAGTCGCGCAAGTGGGAGGACCGCTCGAAGTCGAACGCCGACAAGGCGAAGCGCTACGACGAGCTTGCCGCCCAATCCATGACCGACGCCGAGCGCATCGACGCGGAGACGAAGCGCGCCGACGAGGCCGAGCGAAGGCTCGCCGAGTACGAGGCCGAGGCGCAGCGGGCGAAGGACGCCGCCGAGGTGTCCGAGAAGTACGGCATCCCCGCGTCGCTCCTCACCGAGGCCGAGCGCAAGGCGATGGAGCTTCAGGCGCAGGCCATAAAGGCGTTCGCCGAAGGCCAGCCGTCCGCCCAGGTGTTCAAGGCCGACGGCGCGAAGCCGGGCGGGTCGCCGAGCACGCCGCAGCAGGCGTTCCACGAGTTCCTCCAGGAAATCCAGAGATAGGAGCAACCTATGGCACTTTCCACCACGAAAATCGACGTCAACCGAGGCACCACGGGAGTTGCGCTTCCCTCCGTGCTCGTCGATACCGTCATCCAGGGCGTTCGCGAAGGCTCCGCAGTCATGCAGCTCGCCAACCGCCTCGTCATCCCGGGATCGGGCATCACCATGAACGTGATCACGGGCGACCCCGAGCCGGCATGGACGGTCGAATCCACCGAGAAAACGGTCAGCGAGCCGACGTTCGCCAACAAGGTCATGCAGCCCTACAAGCTCGCCGTGATCGTCCCGTTCAGCGACCAGTTCCGCCGCGACGAGGCCGCGCTCTACGACGCCATCGTTTCCCGCGTGCCCGACGCCCTCGCCAAGAAGTTCGACGAGACGGTTTTCTTCGGCACCGCTCCCGGCACGAACTTCGACACGCTTGCGAGCGCAGACGCGATCGACCTCCAGGCCGACCCGTACGGCGCGCTCGTCGAGGGCATCAACTCCATCGCCGTAGCGGGCGGCAACGCGGACGGCATCGTGCTCTCGCCGCAGGCGAACGGCATCATCATGTCCGCGCGCCACGACAGCGGAGCGGGCGATCCGGTCTTCCCGAACTACGCGGCCAACTCCCCGCTGTTCGGCATCCCAACGCTGACGCGCCATGCCGCGTACAAGGCGGGCTCCTCGGCTGCGAACACCGTCGGCTTCATCGGCGACTGGTCGAAGACCTACTACGGAATCGTCCAGGACATCACGATCAAGTACTCCGAACAGGCGTCGCTCAACGACGGCACGAACACCATCCACCTTTGGCAGCGCAACATGTTCGCGCTCCTCTGCGAGATGGAGGTCGGCTTCGTCGTCGGCGACGAGGACTGCTTCGCGCGCTTCACGGACACCTATCCGGCGGCATAAGGAGGGGCACATGGTTCGGATGGCGGCGCCCTTCACGGGCGCGGTGCACGACGTCGCCCCGTCAAAGGTGGCGGCGCGCATCGTCCAGGGCTACACGCTGCTCGACGAGGGATTCCGGCCGGAGCCCGAGGAAGAGCCCGAGACGCAGGCGGACGAGGCCGAAGAGCGGGACGAGCCCGAGACGCAGGCGGACGCGCCGAACGCCGAATCGACCATTGCCGAGATCAGGCTGTGGGCGAAGGGGCGCGGCATCGAGCTGCCGAAGAAGGGCAACAAGGCGCAGCTGCTCGAAGCGATAGCGGGGGCGTCGTGACGCCCTTCGCGACCGTCGCCGACTACGAGGCGCGCTACGGCGAGGTCGCGGACGAGGGCAGGCTGGAGACGGCCCTGTCCGACGCGTCGCTCTTCGTGGCCGCAGAGATGGCGCGGGCGGGCGTGGCGGTAGACCCGGACGACGAGGCGCAGGCGGCGGCGCTCACGTACGTCACGTGCCTCGTCGTCCACCGCACGCAGTCTGCCGACGCCTACGCGGGATTCTCCAGCGTCTCGCAGGGCGCGGACGGCTACTCGGCGTCCGCCTCTATCTACAACCCGGGCGGGGGCTTCAGGCTCTACGCGGAGGAGCGCCGCATGCTCGGCATCGGCGGCTCGCGCATCGGATCGGTCGCCCCGCTGGTCGACGGCTGGTACGGCTCGAACGCCGGTGGTGCTTCGTGATCGCGACGTTGCCGGACTTCGGCCTCATAGCGTACGAGACGGTCACGGTGCTCACACCGACAACGACCTACGACGAGCACATGGAGGCTTCCGTCGCGTGGTCGGAGGCGCAGGTGCCGGGGGTGGCGGTCGCGCCGGGGGCGACCTCCGACGTGACGGACTCGACGCGGCCGGACGGCACGCGCGTCGCCCTGACCCTCGGATTCCCGAAGACCTTCACGGCGTCCCTCCGGGGGTGCCGCGTCTCCGTGCGCGGCAAGAAGTACGCAGTGATAGGCGATCCGCAGCCGCTAACGGCAGAAAACGTCCCGGGGTCGCTGAACCGCACGGTCGAAGTGGAGGCCGTCGATGGCTAAGGGGATCAAGGTCGTCCCAAACAGGGCAGGCTACCGCGCCCTCCTGGCGTCCGCCGACGTGCAGGGCGACGCGAGGGACAGGGCGCGCGCCATAGCTGACCGCGCGAACTCGCTGCTCGACCCTGACGAGGGCTATCGCCTCAACGACTTCGAGGTGAAGGAGTTCGAGGGACGCATGACGACCGGCTACGTGGTCAGGACGAAGACCGACCACGCCCGAGCATCACAGGCGAAGAACAACACGCTTCTGAAAAGCCTCGACGCGGGGAGGTACTGATGGACATCGAGCGAGCGGCGGTCGACTGCATCAACGCCTCGGACGTCGGGGCGAAGGCGTACTACGACGTCCCTGCCGACCGGCCAAAGGCGTTCGTGGTGATCGAGCGCACCGGAGGGTCGAGGGGCGAGGCGGGGACCTCCCGCCCGACCATCGACGCGCAATGCTGGGCGCAGACCAGAAGGGAAGCCGCGACGCTCGCCGAGGCCGTCTCCGACGCGCTGGAGGTCGGACTCCCGGCAATGTCCGAAGACGTCGCGAGCGCCCGCGTCTCGTCGGAGTTCCGCGACTACGACCTCGAATCGGGGACGCCCAGATACCACATCGTCGTCGAGATGACGGCGAACAGATAGCCCCGGGAGGGGCTTTATTCTCAAAGGAGGCACGATGCCGACCACGCAGAACAACACCAAGAACGTGAGCTACGGCAAATTCAAGGCCGGGGCGTACTTCTTCATCGCCCCGTACGGCACGGCGCTGCCGACCGACAACACGACCGAGCTCAATGCTGCGTTCTTGAACATGGGATTCATGGGCGACGGCGGTTTCACGTTCTCGAACTCTTCGAGCACGAACACCGGCTACGACGCCAACGGGGACGCCATCGCCACCAGCGCGGGCGAGATCGAGAAGACGATGAACTGCATCTTCCGAGAGATCAAGGAGGCGACCATGGCCGTCGTGTACGGCCAGGCCAACGCCACCGACGCGACCGGGACGCTCACCGTCTATGACAAGGGGCCGAACTCCGAGGTCTACTCCGCAGTCATCGAGATACTGCTCGCCGACGGCAGGAAAGACCGCAAGGTCGTCCCGCAGTGCGTTCCGAACCAGCTAGGCGACGAGACGGTGAACTATTCCGAGCTTGTCGGCAAGGACGTCACGTTCTCCGTGCTGCTCGACGGCACCCTGGGTGCGTACTACGTCGATTACATCGACAGCACCGAGACGAAGGCGGAATAGTGGCGGCGCGCAAGCCGAAAGGCAAGGCCGTCGAGGTTGACGGCATCTCGGTGGATGTGACGATCGACCCGGCTGACGACTACGAACTCGCTGCGTGCTCTGCCGTCATATCAGACCCGGACGCGACAGCCGCCGAGAAGACGCGCGCCATCGTCCGCCAGCACGAGCTCGTGCTCGGCGACAGCCGCAAGAAGGTCATGGACGAGCTGAGAAAGCGCAATGGCGGCAAGCTCCCCGGCTCCGCCGTGAGCGAGTTCTGCAACCGCGTCATCGCCCAGGCGGGCGAGGCAAAAAACTGATCAGGCTCGGCCACGCAATGGGCGCTCACGAGGCCGAGCTCCGCGCCGACATGCAGCGCTACTACGGCATATGCCTCGACGACGTGGGCGAGGCGTGCAGCTGGCGGCACGCCGCCGCGCTGTGCGCGTGCCTCCCTTCTGAATCGGCCCTGCGCAGGGCGGAGGGCGACGGGTGGAGCGAGGCCGAGAGGCTCGTCGCGCGAGCGATCCAGGGCATCGACACGGTGTGGTGGCAGCGGACGCGCGACGGCCAGAGAAGCGGCTCCGAGGGGCCGCGGATGGTGCCATCGCCCCGCGAGCGCGCCGAGCGCGCGGCCGCGCCGTTCGAGTACAGCGCATGGGACCGCGACGACATAGCCGAGCGCCTCGGCATCCCGGAAGACAGGAGGTGAGACGTGTCCATAGAGCTTGCCACCGCCTACGTGACGCTGATCCCGTCCCTTAAAGACGCCAAGAGCCGAATCGAATCGGAGCTCGGCGGCTTGGACACGGAATCGGCAAGCCGGAAGGTCGGAAGAGGCTTCGGCGACGGAATCGGCCGCCATCTTGACACGTCTGCGATATCGGCAAAGCTGTCGAGCCTGTCGTCGTCCCTGATCGGCATCGGCGCTGGGATGACCGCCGGGATAACGACGCCGGTCGTCGCCGCGACGGGCGCGGTCGGGAAGTTCGCCATCGAGACGGCGGCGGCGGCGGAGACGACCGAGATCAGCTTCACAACGATGCTCGGCTCGGCCGAGGCTGCAGAGCAGATGATGGGCGAGCTCTCCGACTTCGCCGCCAAGACGCCCTTCGAGCTGTCGGGGCTCCAGACCGCCACGAGGCAGCTTCTTGCATACGGCTACACCTCCGATGAAGTCATCCCGATGCTCACCGCCGTCGGCGACGCGACTTCTGCACTCGGCACCGGCCAGCAGGGCATCGAGAGCGTCACGCGCGCCCTCGGCCAGATGCAGACGCGCGGCAAGGTGTCCGCCGAGGAGATGCTCCAGCTTACCGAGGCCGGAGTCCCCGCGTGGGAGTACCTCGCCCGCGCCATCGGCACCGACACGGCGGGGGCCATGGAGGCCGTCTCGCGCGGCGCCGTGGACGCACAGACGGGCATCGACGCGCTCACATCGGGCATGGAGCAGGACTTCGGCGGCATGATGGAGCAGCAGTCGCAGACCGTCGCCGGCCTGTTCTCCAATCTGTCGGACGCCATAGAGCGGCCGCTCATGGAGCTTCGCGACACGGAGGCGTACGACCGCTTCGCCGAGGCCGTGTCCGGCGTCGTCGATTCCGCCGGGCCTTTCGTCGAATCTCTGCTGCCGCACATGGAGAACGGGCTCGACGTCGTGTCCGACGTGCTCGGCAAGGCGACCGACGCCATGGACGGCTTCGCGGAGATGGGGTTCGAAGGGCAGGAGTCCATCATCAAGACGGTCGCCGCCGCCGCCGGGGCAGGCCCAGCCCTCACCGTGCTCGGGGGCGGCCTAAAGGTCGCGTCCGTGGCGATGGGCGGCATCGGAAAGGCCTCAGGGGCGGCGAAGTCGGCGTTCAAGAAGCTCGCCGACGCTGCTGATACCATACATCCCGCCACCGAGAAGGCATCGAAGGGAATAAAGGCGCTCAACGGCGTGTGCAAGGCGACCGCCATAGGCCTCGTGGTCGGGCTCGTCGCCGACCTCGTGGGGCAGTTCACAGCCGCGCAGCAGAAGGCTTCGCTCATGGCTGATGCCACCATGGATGCGAGCGATATCGTAGCCGAGGCGTCCGGGAAGCTCTCCGACGCGAAGGTCGACGTCGACGGCTACGCTCAGTCGCTCGCCGACCTGAACCGCGACGCGTCGGAGGGGCTCGGCGAGCTCGGCACGCAGTCGGCGATGCTCGACGGCTACATCGGGACGATAGAGCGGCTCGCGGGCCAGGCGGACCTGACGACGACCGAGCAGGCGGAGCTGACCGCCGCCGTAGAAGGCTACAACGACATCACCGGCGACACCGTCGGCATAGTCGACGCCGCGAACGGCAAGCTGTCGGAATCGACCGACGATATCAGGGACAATGCCGACGCGTGGATGGAAAACGCCAAGGCTCAGGCCCTCCAGGAGTACGCGGCGGACTACTACGCGCAGATGATCGAGGGGGCGCGAGACCTCTCCGACGCCCAGGCGAAGCTCGCCGAGGCCGACGAGGGGTGGGGCATATGGCTCGGCGACTTCCCGATCATCGCGGACGACGCGTCCGTCAAATACCACGAGCTCCAGGGAGACGTCGAAGACCTGACGGAGCTCCAGGAGGCGAACGCCGAGAGTTACGAGACGATGGCCAGCGCCGCCGAGATAGCGATGGCCGACATAGACTCCTCGATCAAGGACGTCGTGCAGTCCCTCCCCCTCGAGATGCAGGGATTCGGCCTGAACGTCGCGGGAGGGCTGACGGCGGGCATACAGGCGGGGAACATCGACGTCTCGACGGCGTCCCAGTTCATGACGGGCATAGTCAGCGGCATCGTGGCGCAGCTCCCGCCGAGCCTGCAGCTGTCCGGCGCGGCCGCCGCCCAGTCCCTGGCGTCCGGCGTGTCGAGCGGTGAGCTGACCGTGGCCGAGGCGACGCAGATCCTCAACGCCGTCGTCAGCGGCACGGTCGACCAGCTCCCGGCGGAGCTGCAGCCCGCAGGCTTCGAGGCCGCGTCGGCCTTCGGCATGGGGCTCGGGACCGCGACGGACGACGTCGCCGAGAGCGCGTCGGAGATAGCCGCGGCGGCGGAGGGCATGGACGACGTGGGGGACATGGAGACCTCCGGCTACCACCTCGTGTCGAACTTCGCGGCAGGCATCGAGGGTGCGAGAGGCCTGGTGAGCAGCGCGGCCGACGCGATCACGTCCGCGCTGTCCTCGATCCAGTTCTCCGTCCCGAAGACCGGCCCCTTCTCCGGGGCGGCGAAGGGCGGCTACACCTTCGGCCTGCACCTCGGCCAGAACTTCGCCGAAGGCATGATCGCGGGCTCGTCCTACGTGGCCGAGGCAGCCGACAAGATGGCGCTCGCGGCCATCCCCGGGACGGGGGCGGGCGGGTTCTCGTCTGGCCAGATGTCGCGCACCGACGCCATCCTAGTCGAGCTGCTCGATTCGCTGCCCAGGATGATCCGCGACAACTCGCCGTCTTTCATGACGGTCAACGGGCGCGAGTTCGCCCGCGCGGTTCGGGAGGTGGTCCCGGCATGATAACCGGCCTCAGGTACGTCAACTCGAAGGGCGACGCGTTCGATTTCGACGCGGCAGGCGTGCATCCCGTACCGGACACTGTGTGGGACTGGGAGGCGTCCGTCTTGGAGCTCAACGGCGAGACTGCGGCGTACACGCGCTCGGCGCGCACCGTATCGGTTCCGGTGACGCTCACGTTCCAGGCGCCGCCGTACCAGGCGATGGACGCGCTCTACGACGTCGCGGCATACGATTTGGCGAACGACGCGACCGGGCAGCTCGTCATGGGCGACTGGTCGATGCCGGCCGCCTTGGTCAAGTCCGAGAAGGCGCGCTGGTGGCGCTCCGAAGGGCCGGTGGCGCTGACGCTCTCTTTCAGAAGCCCCCGGCCGTTCTGGACGCGCGAGGCCAAGTCGTCATTCTTCCCCATGGCCGAGGCAGGCAGCGCCCTCGACTACCCCCATGACTTCCCCTTCGACTACGGGGGGCAGGGGCAGGCGGGGTTCGTATCGAACGCGAGCCCCTACCCGGCGGATTTCGTGCTCACGATATACGGCCCCGCTACAAACCCCTACGTGATCATAGGCGGCAATCGCTACGAAGCCTCGGTCGACGTCCCGTCCGGCGGGCTGCTGGTGATCGACAGCGAGGCCGGGACGGTCACGCTGTCGGATTCTCATGGCGCGCAGACGAACGCCTTCGGGGACACGCCTGACTCCGGACGCGGTTCGGGCGACTACATATTCGAGCCGATACCGTCTGGCGACCAGCAGGTGAGCTGGGACGGCACGTTCGGCTTCGACCTTTCGGTCAAGGTCAGGAGGGACGAGCGCGTATGGACCGCCTAGAGCTCGTGTACGCCGACCAGGCCGGCAGGCGGCTCGGCGTCAAGCGGGCGTTCGCCTTCGACCTCGCCTACGGGGCGGACGAGAACGACTTCGAGGTCGAGCTGGCCGAAACGGATTCTTTGTCGCTCCACGGCTACGTCTGGATCGAGGGGACCGAGTGGGGCGGCGTCGTGGACGGCTCCGGCGTGGACGCGACCGGGGATGTCCCGGTGTCGAAATGGACGGGAAGGACGTGGCACGGCATCCTGTCGCACTCGGTCGTCATGCCGGACGGGGATGATGCCTACCGCATGGAGGGCGAGGCCAACCAGGCGATAGGCGCATTGATAGAGCGCCAGGGGCTCTCCGGAGTCTTCACGGCGTCGCAGGCCAAATCCGGCATGACGCTCGGCTACGACGTGGCGCGCTACGCCGACGCCTACACGGCGCTCAAAGACTCCCTGGCGTCGGTCGGCGCGCGCCTGGAGGTCGAGCGGCGCGGCGGGTCGGTCGAGCTGTCCGCCGTCCCCGCTCTTTCCGCGAGCGAGACCGGGCGCGGCTCGCTCGGCTTCTCGGCATCCCTCGACACGCGGCCGGTGAACCACCTTGTGTGCGCCGGGGAAGGCCAGGAGGGCGAGCGCACGCTCGTCGACCTCTACGCCGACGAGGCCGGGAACGTATCGCAGACGCAGAGCCTTTTCGGGATAGACGAGGTGGCCGAGCTCTACGGCTTCACGACCGCCGACCGGGAGAGACTTATCGAGGACGGCACCAAGAGGCTCGAAGAGTACCAGGAGGCCGCAGCTTCGGCATCGCTCAACGCGCCGAAGTGGCAGGACCTGCACATAGGGGACTCGGTAGGATTCCTGGTGCCGGAGACGGGGTTCGGGCTCACCGCGCCCGTGACCAAGATCGTCGCGTCCGTCTCCTCGACGGGCGTGCCGACCGTGAGCTACACGCTGGGCGACGTGCGCCCGATAGGAGGTTGACTGATGGCGAAGATATCAGGCTACACGCTCTACACGTGCGACCGTGACAGGAGGCACACGGCATTCGCCCGAGACGACGAGCCGGAGGCCGATGGCTGGTACGAGGTCAGGCGGACCGACCGGAACGGCCAGTCGGTGACGCGTCTTTCGTGCAACAAGTGCTTCTCCGACTACCAGAAGCTTGTCGAGGCGCAAGACAAGGAGTTCGCCGAGTTCATGGGAGGTTCCGATGTCTGACAACATCCTCGTGACCGGCAGGTGGGGCGAGACGCACGTGACGAGCGCCCAGGCCGGGAACTTCAACTCGGGGATCGTGGGGGATGGATGCTACGTCATGTCCGGCCTCGACGCGACCATGGCGAACGCGAACACCTGCCATATCTCCCCGGGGTTCGGCTCGTTCAATGGGCGCGACTTCGAGGTCCCCGCCGGGGGGATCGACCTCACGATAGACAACGGCACGCAGGCGCAGTACCGAAACGACCTGGTGGTCGTGAGGTACGCGCTCGAGCCCTCGTCCCAGACCGAGAGCGCCGAGCTCGTCGTGGTCAAGGGGGCGCCTGCCGCGTCCAAACCCGCAGACCCCGCCATCAACGAGGGCTCCATCCTCGACGGCGACAGCCCGGTAGACATGCCGCTGTGGAGGATACCGCTCGACGGCATCACGGTCGGCGACCCGGTGCGGCTCTTCCAGACGGTCACGCCCTTGGCAGACGCGCAGCCCGAGACGGGCGAGGACGGCGACTGGAAAATCCGCAAGTGGCCAGACGGCTCGTGCGTGATGGAGGCCGCAACGAAGCTCGTCATCGAGAATCAGACCGCATGGGGCGGCGGGTACTTTTCGGAATGCTCCAACGTGATCCTCCCTCCCGGCTTCGCGTCGGTCGATGGCGCCCTGTTCCAGTCTTCGGCCTCCAAGATGTGGATGCAGTGCGGCATCAAGTCGATTTCCACCGCCGCCGTGAAGCCCTACATCGCCACGCTGGGCGCCATCGACATAGGAGACACCGTGGACGCCTACGCGCGCGTGTTCGGGAGCTGGAAGTGATCACGCCCTAGACGGCCCACGATGCCGTGGCGTTGAGCACGCTCCCCGCCGAGGTGCCGCGCACCTGCACCTGCCCGCCTCGGAGTCACCGACGGTCGAGGCGTCGCTCGCCGCGAATCGGTACGGCTTCGCGACGCCGACCGCCGTGACGGCCTCCCAGATGGGCGTCGGATGCGTCTTCAACGGCGTCGTATCGAGTCAGATAACGTTCTACCTCTCTGCGAGAGGGCGGTGGAAGTGACGGGTTCGGAAGGATGCCGAAGGAGGTGACGCGATGGACGGATTGGCCGTGCAGGTCGCCGGATGGGCGGCCACGAGCGTCATAGGCGCGCTCGTCGGCGCCGTCGTGGCGAGCTGCAAGCGCAGGAGCGCCAAGGGCGACGCCATGGAGCAGGGCATGCGGGCGCTCATGCGCCAGGAGCTGATCACGCTGCACAAGGACTACGTGGTCGACCTCGGCTACTGCCCCGTGATGATCAAGGAGCATGCGGGGCAGGTGTACAGGGCGTACCACGCCCTGGGCGGCAACGGCACCGGCACGCAGCTGTACGAGGAGATACTCGACTGCCACGTGGAGGACACGAAGATCGGAGGAACGGAATGAAAGAGGGATGGAGCATCGACAGGGCAATGGCGGCCGTGCGCCTCGCCTGCCAGCTCGCCGCCACAATCGCGGCGGGCTTCGGGCTGGCGCTCGACGCGGACTCGCTTGCCACGGTGGCGCTGTGCGTCGTGGCGGCGGCGACGGGCGTGTGGAGCTGGTGGAAGAACAACAACGTGACCAAGGCCGCGCAGGACGCGCAGCGCGTCCTGGACGGCATCAAAGGGAAGGGGACGAGATGAGCGGGGAGATCCCGGAGGGCGCGGGGCTGCCCGACCCCAGAAACAGCATCGAGACGGAGGACGTTGCGGAAGTGGAGGTGATCGACCATGGGGACGCCGAATGACGTGCTGCGCATCGCTGCCGGAGAGATAGGGTACTATGCTCCGGACGACCCGCAGCCGGGAAGCAAGTACGGACGATGGATGGCCGACGTGACGGGCGAATCCTGGCTTGCAGGCCCGTCCACCGAGGTGTGGTGGTGCATGATCTTCGTGTCGTGGGTGTTCGCCCAGGCGGGAGTCGACTTCCCGGGCGCGCCGTCCTACAACACGGACTCGACGCTCGCGGCGGCCCGCAGGGTAGGGCGCGTCACCGACGCGGGACACGCAGGCCCCGGCGACATCGTGGTCTTCGACTGGGACTTTTCAAGCGCCGCCACCGACCACGTGGGGATAGTCGAGCGCAACTGCGGCACGTACCTCCAGACCATCGAGGGCAACACCTCGGGTTCTGCCAACGGCAAGCAGTCGAACGGCAACGGCGTGTGGAGGCGCACGCGCGACTACTCGGTGGTGGCGGGCGTGGTGTCCCCGTACTGGGACGGCCCGTCCTCTGCCGCCCCCGTGCACGCGTCCCTCGCCGTGGACGGATGGTGGGGGCCTGCCACGGTGAGGGCCTTGCAGGCTGCTCTCGGCACCGACCAGGACGGCGTGGTGTCCAACCAGGACAGCCGCGACATGTCGGCAATCGGCGGAGTGCCCTCCACCGCCTGGCAGGTGGGCCGGGGCGGCTCCGACGTGATCGCCGCGCTCCAGTCCAAGGTGGGCGTGGAGGCAGACCGCTACTTCGGGCCGAACACGTGCCGCGCCTTGCAGCGTTACCTCGGCACCGAGCAGGACGGCGTGCTGTCCCGCCCGTCAGCGTGCGTGCGGGAAATGCAGCGGAGGCTCAACGACGGCACGCTGTAGCCGTGCTATAATGGCTCTGCACCGAAAAGGTGCTGGCTCCGCGCATAAGCCCCTCCCCTTCTGGGGAGGGGCTCTTTTTTTGTGCCTGGAACTTTTTCGAAACTCGCTATCTACCTGCGGAAATATGAACGATGAATGCTTGTGTTAGGTTACCTAACATGATATAATGAGCATGTCAGATAAAGCAGAGGGCTTTTGAAGACACCGAAGCTAAGGAGCAGATCATGAAGGTAAAAGACTTCGCGAAGATGCAGATGCGGTTCATCGACGAACCTCTCAAGTTCACCGTGCACGTGGCCGACGACGAGTACCCGCTCACCATACACAACTACGACGAGATCGGCGAGTACGAGTTCGACTGGTGGGAGGTGGCGGACGGAAGGATGCATCTCTACTGCGCGTAGGGACGGAAGGGGAAGCGCCCCGCTCCGGCGGGGCAACCGAAAGGAGAGAACAATGGCAACGATCATCAACTCGCTCGGAAACGAGATCGACTTCGAGGCGGCGACCAACATCATGGATCGCGACATCTGCGAGGAACTGCACGCGAAGATGGCCCCGTGCGAAGACCAGGAGTTCTGGGACGCCTACTGCAAGGCGCACGAGGCGAAGTACGGAGAGGAGTTCGCCCCTGATTGCGGAAAAGCGTGGTAGCGATGTTCAAAGGACGCGGCAAGGCAGACCTTCGGGCGCGCCGCGAGATGCTGGGGCTTACGCAGGGCGACGTCGCGGACATGCTGGGCGTGACCGTGATGAGCGTCAACCGCTGGGAGCGCCCCGGCAAGAACGACGCGCCGCCCGAGGCCTGGGAGCTGATCGAGGGATACGAGCGCCGCATGGCGGACTCGGTGGACGCGTGCGCCTCCATCGCGGAGGACGCAGCCGCAAAGGCGGGCAAGCCGCCGAAGGCCGTCCAGATCACCGTCTTCCGCTCCCAGGAGGACTACGACCGATGGGGGCGCGACGACGGAATCTTCCGGTTCGCCAACGCCTGCGCCTTCGAGGCGGCGCGGACGCTCGCGTCGGAGGGCTTCGACGTGGAGTTCGTCTATCCGGGGGACAGCATCGTCCCGACCGCGAAGCACGGGAGGCTCCGCCATGGAGAATGACAGGCTCGTCGACGCGTCTGAGGCGGTCGCAGGGGCGGCGTCGCTGCTCGAGGCGTGCGCCATGTTTCGATGTAGATATTGTACACAAAAAAATAAGCGAACACAAAAAAATATCGTGTATTACGTTGACATGCATAAAAAAATAGGTACACTAATGCCTAAAGACCCAGAAAAGGAGGTGATGGGAGATGAGCTTCGACAAGGAGGCGTTCGCGACGCGGCTTCGCGTCCGGCGCGCAGAGCTGGACATGACGCAGGCCGAGCTGTCCGAGAGGTCGGGCGTGAACATCGCCACGATCAACAGCTACGAGAACGGCGGGTACACGCCTGGCGCCGACAAGCTGTGCGCGCTGGCCGAGGCGCTCGGATGCACGCCGAACGACCTTTTCGGCGTGGATGCCGGTTAGGGGGGCGGAATGGAGAAGAACCGCAGCCCGTCGTGGACGGGCTACACGGAATGGCTCAACCCGCCGCGCGTCGCCGCCGAGCTGTCAGTGAGCTACGGCACCGTGCTCGCGTGGACGAAGCGCGCAGACGACCCGCTGCCGATGTGGTTCCCGCCGGGCAACAGAAAGCAGGGGCGCGTGAGGCGCGACGAGCTGAACGCTTGGATCGAGAGGAACTGGGAGAAAAGGGAAGGAAGATGACGCAAAAAGAAAAGCGCGCCAGGGCTGCAACCGACGGCGCGCACGTGCAGAAGCACGGCAGCATTCTAGCACGGCTCGAGGGAGACATCCACCTCGACCCGAGGGACGAGGCGCGCATCACCGCGCTGTTCGCCGCGATCGGGCTGGCCTTCGTTCTGATCGGGGCGGCGCTGTGAGCGCGTCGCGCGCGGGGCTGTCCGCGCTGGTGGAGGCGAGGCGCGCCTACGACCGCATCCGCACGGGGGAGGTCGGCGTCGAGGAGCCGCGCGAGATCGGTGTCGCGGACGTCCGCACGCTGACGGAGTGCGCGGGGGCGTGCGGCGCGTCCATGGAGCGGCGGGCGGGCCGAGTGGGATTCGAGTTCGGGGGCTACTGGTTCTCCGTGAAGGGGGGCGAGTGACGTGGGCGTTCCCGTGCTGGTGTACGGGCATAGCGGCTCGGGGAAATCGACGAGCCTGCGCAACTTCGCTCCTGACGAGGTTGGCGTCATCAACGTCAGCGGCAAGCCGATGCCCTTCCGCGAGAGGCTGCCGTACGCCGTCAAGAGCGATGCGCGCGAGATCCAGTCGATCATCAAGGGCGGCACGCGCCGCGCGTACGTGATCGACGACGCGCAGTACATCATGAGCTTCGAGGAGATGGACACGCGGCTTACGGGCTACGACAAATGGAACGCCATCGGGTACGGCTTCATCGGCCTGGTGCGCTCCGTCTCCACGCTGCCCGACGACACGATCGTGTATTTCCTGATGCACTCGGAGGTCGGCGACGACGGGCGCCTGAAAGCCAAGACGCTCGGAAAGCTGATCGACAACCACTACACGCTTGAAGGGCTGTTCCCCGTCGTGCTCATGGCGTGCTCGTCAAAGGAGCGCCATTGGCTCGCCACCGCGAACGACGGCTCCACGACGGTCAAGGCGCCCATGGGCATGTTCGAACAGGACGAGATCGATAACGATCTGAAAGCGGTCGACGCGGCGATTCGATCGTACTGGGCGCTCGCGCCGCTCGCGGATGAAAAGGAGGACGGCGATGGAAACCATGACGCTTAACGACTTCCGCAAGTTCACGCGCAGCGTGAAGGGCGACACGAGGCTGCTCGTGCGGATGCCGGACGGCAAGAGCGCGGAGGTGGCCGACGCGTACGTGGAGCGGCGAGCGGAAGGCTCCACAGTCTACGTGGAGACGGTGCCGGCTGGCGAGGTGATGCGCTGATGCTCAGCAGCCAGACTTCGCGCGTGTACTGCGACGACTACGACCTGCAGGGCGTGCTCAACGTGCTGGAGAGGCGCATCGCGGACGCAGACCGCAGCCACGACCAGGCGATGGTCGACATCGGCGCGCACATGGCGATAAGCCTTCTGAAGAACCACAAGCTCGAGACGCAGGCGGACTTCTTCTCCGTCTACGACGAGCTGGTCTGGGAATACGTGTAGAAAGGACTTGACATGCAAAGCAAGACGAACTGGGTGATGGTGGACGAGGCGACGTCCGGCGGCAGCCAGCTGCCCGTCGGGGCGTACGTCGCGAAGATCGCCGACGTGGAGGACCACCCGCGCGACGAGTACCTTCTCGTCACGTGGGACGTGGCGGAAGGAGAGCACGCGGGGCATTACTCTGACGATTACGGAAAGCGCAACCCGTACACCCACCAGTTCCGCCGCTATTACTCCGAGAAGTCCGCGCGCTTCTTTAAATCCTTCCTCGTGCAGCTCGAGCAGAGCAACCGCGGGCGGTTTTCGGTCGAGGAATGGAACGCCCGCCAGGACGAGCGCGAGTTCGTCGGCTTGGAGATCGGCGTGCTCGTGCAGACGCGGCATTACACGAACACAAAGGGTGACGACAAGTCGGTCAACGAGGTGCGCGAGACGTGCGCCGCGCAGGACGTGCGCAACGGCGACTACACCATGCCGGCGCCCATCGACCAGCGCAAGAAGATCGACCCTCGCGAGGACGAGACGAGCAAGGGCGCGTACGCGTATGACGACGTGCCGTTCTAAGCCATGCTTCGGGTCATAGAGGAGGACACGCGCCAGCAGGCTGGTAAGCACGAGGCGAAGCGGGAGTGGTTCGCGGCGCACGGCTTCGAGGTCGTGCGCACGAAGCTCTACGTAGGCGACTACCGCTTCGTCGGCGGCGTGCGCTGTGTGGACACGAAGTGCTCCATCGCCGAGCTTGCGGCGGACATCGACCAGCAGCACGACCGGTTCCGCAGAGAGCTCAAGAACGCGCGCGGGGCTGGCTACGAGCTTACCGTGCTCGTGGAGAACGAGGACGGCGTGCGCGACCTCGACGGCCTCGCCGCGTGGGCTGAGCCCGCCGCGTCGTTCGCGAAGAGGAAGCACGCCAAGCGGCGCATAAGCGGGCTTCGATTAGCGAAGGCGTGCATGACGATGAGCGACCGATACGGCGTCTCTTGGGCGTTCTGCTCGCCGGAGGAGGCGGGCGCGAAGGTGATCGAGATACTGACGGGAGGTGCGGGACATGAGCGTTCTTAGCGACGCGGCGGAATACTACGCGCGCGAGCTGGGGTTCGCCGTGTTCCCGCTGCTCCCGAACTCGAAGCGCCCCGCCGTGGCGAACGGCGTGAAGGACGCAACGACGGACGTTGAGACGATCGCGGCGGGATGGGCGCAGAACCCCTCCATGAACGTGGCGATCGCATGCGGCGAGCCGTCCGGCGGGCTGCTGGTGATCGACGTCGACGTCGACGGAGACACGGGCGAGGACGGCATGGAGTTCCTCGCGAAATGGGAGCGCGAGCACGGCGAGCTGCCCGAGACGGTGAGCGCGATAACGGGGCGCGGCGGCTCGCACCTGTACTACCGCGTGAACGGGCGGATGAAGAACTCCGTCAACCCCGATGTGGGCGTGGATATCCGATGCGACGGCGGGTATGTCATGGCGCCGCCGAGCATCCACCCGAACGGGAACGCCGTCGAGTGGGAGAACGACCCGCACGACTACGAGGTCGCGATGGCGGACGACAACGTGCTCGCGTTCGTGGAGGCGGTGCGCCCGAACGGGTTCGGCAAACGCGGCAGGAAGGTCGACCCGACGAAGGTCGTCAAGAAGGGCGGGCGGAACAACGCGCTGTTCAAGGCGCTCGCGTCGGCTCGGTCGGCGGGATCGGACGACGACGTGATGGAGGCGTTCGCCTACGCGTACAACGCGTCGAAACTAGACCCGCCGCTGCCTCCCGACGAGGTGCGCCGCACGCTCGAAAGCGTGATCGCGTACGAGCCCGGCAACAAGGAGGTGGAGGCGAAGGCCGAGCAGTCGGGCGCGGCGCGAAGCAACGCGGCGTTCAAGCACAACGTCTGCGCACGCCACCTCATGGACGAGCAGGGCGCGTGCTTCGTCGACGGCATGCCAGCCATAAGGTCGGGCGGGGTGTACCGAACCGGCTGGCTCGCGATCGACGACGCGATCATCGACATGTCGGACGACGTGACGCGCCAGAAACAGAACGAGGTGCACCACTACCTTACGGTCAAGGCGCCTCGCGTCGAGCAGTCGAGGCCGACGCTCATAGGCTTCGCGAACGGCGTGCTCGACATCGACACGATGGAGCTTCGCGGATACCGAGACGACGACGTCATCCCGAACGTGATACCGCACGCGTGGAACCCGAGCGCCGAATGCGACGCCGTGGACTGCGTGATCGAGAAACTCGCGTGCGGCGACGTCGGCATGGAGATGAACCTGACCGAAGTCATAGGGCTGTGCATGTACCGAAGCTCGAAGCACTACCCGTTCTCGCCGGTCCTCATGGGCACGGGAAGCAACGGGAAGAGCACGTACATAAGCATGCTGCGCACGGTGATAGGCGCGGAAAACATGAGCGCGCTCCAGCCCAAGGAGATCGGCCAGCGTTTTCAGGCGGCGATGATGCTCGGCAAGCTCGCCAACCTCGGGGACGACATAAGCAACGACTACCTCGACGCGGACAGCTGCGCGGTCATAAAGAAGGTCGCGACCGGCGATCCGCTGTACACGGACGTGAAGGGCGGCGAGGGCTTCACGTTCAGACCGTACGCGACGATGGTGTTCAGCGCGAACAGGTTCCCTCGCCTCGGGGACAGCTCGGACGGCATGATGCGGCGCCTCTTCCCGATGCCGTTCAACGCGCATTTCAGTTCGAGCGACCCGGATTTCGACCCGATGATCGGGGACAGGCTCGAGAGCGAGGACGCCGCCGAGTACATGTGCGTCATAGGAGTGGAGGGACTTCGGCGCGTGATAGCCCAGTCCGCGATGACCCCCAACGCGGAGAGCGTGAGGCTGTCCCGAAAGATCAAGGTGGACAACAACAGCGTGCTCCAGTGGATGGAGGACGAGGGGCTTGGCGCGCCCGACGCGATCGGCAGGACGAAGGACGAGCTGTACTCGAGCTACAAGACGTGGTGCGCGGACAACGGGGCGCAGTACGTCGGCTCGAGAAACTTCGGAGACGCGCTTCGCGACGAGTGGCACGTAGCTCTGTGCCAGATGGATCATCGCGAGTTTTCGGACGGCAGGAAGACGGTGAGGGTTTATGGGTTTGAGAAATAGTTCGCTGTTTTGTGCCAGATGTGCCGCGTTTGCGCCAGTGAGTTTCGGCTGGTCGGAACACGTTTGGCACGGTTGCACAAAACTGGAGGGGCTTCTAACTGAAATAAAAGAAATAAAAGAAAAATATATATATACGGGTATACGCGCGCGCGTGTGCCGTGCCAACGCGGAGACTGCCGAGGCGATGCCGCTATGAGCGCGACGCAGACGCTGTGCGACGTCCTCTCCTACCTCTCCTCCGACACCGGATGCCCGTACTCCGACGAGGCGTGCAGGGCGTGCCCGCTGCCGCCCGCCATGGAGCCGTCGGACGGCTCGTGCCAGGAGGCCTTCGCGCGGCTGCTGCGCGCGGCGCGCTCGGAGCCGTGGGAGGGCACGGCGCGCGACTACGGACGGCGCGGCGAGTACTGCTCGCTGTGCGAGTCCGGCCTGCCGGACGGCGCGAGGGAGTGCCCGACGTGCGGGGCCGCGATACGGAGCACGGGGCGCTGAGAGCCGATACAAGGCGCGATACCGATACGAAACGACCAAGGAGGCGTGAAGATGGAAAACAAGGCCGCAGAACGTACGAGAAAGCGCGAGACGGGCGCCCGCGGCGACCGAACGGGCGGCGCCCGATGAGCGGAAGGCACGCCTGCGCCGGCATGCCGCGCGGCATCGCGCTCGTGGAGGGCGCCGGCGGGTGGCACGTCCGCTTCGAGCGGGCGGGCTCGGAGTTGGCGCGCGAGGTCACGCACTGCCCGTGGTGCGGGAGGAGGCTCGGAGCGCCCCGCGAGGGCGCAGACGAGAAGAGGCGGAGGGGCGGCATGCGCCGCGCCAGCCCGGCGTGCTGCGTGGAGTATGGATACGAATGGGACTTCGTGCGCCCGTCGGACCCGAAGTACAGGCCCGACAAGTCGGAGCCGCCCGCGCCCAATGTGCTCGACGCGGACGGGGCGGAGATTCGCGAGAGGCGCGACGTCTGGCGGATCTGCGAGGGAGACGAGCGCGGAGTCCACGCCGAGCGCCTGCGCGTCGAGACAATCTTGCCGGACGGCCTCGTCGAGTGCTCCCCGCACAACGGCGGGACGTGGGTGCATCTTGAGCCGTCCGAGCTGTACGTCAACGAGCCCGTGCCCGCCGCCGACCGCAGGCCGTCCGTCGTTAGTGACGGCTACGTGGTGCGTCGCCTGACCCCGCGAGAGTGCGAGCGACTGATGGGATTCCCGGACGACTGGACCAAGGTACCGTACCGGGGCAAGCCAGCGGAGGAGTGCCCGGACACGCCGAGGTACAAGGCCATCGGCAATTCGATGGCAGTAAATGTGATGCGGTGGTTAGGGGTGAGAATCGATGCGGTCGATGAAGGGGAAAACCCAGATGAAGCCTGTTCAAGGCTACGAGGGCAGATATTCGGTGTCTGATGATGGTAGGGTCTATTTCGTGCGGTGCCGGGACTGCAAGTACGCGATGGAGCACAGAAGCAAGAGCATCCTCGGGACCGAGCTTGTCACGCTCACCTGTTCGGGCCGATTCAGGGGGCATACAGCGAGGGGGCCGATGTCGAGCCCGAAGATTTCTGTGCGTGGGCATCAAGGCGGGATGATGGGCAATGCCGAAAGCTTCGATGATTCTCAGCGACCCCGCCATCCCCAAGCTCGACAAGCTTCCCGAAGGATGGAAGCGCACCGTCGGCGCGCAGACCGCACAGACAGGCTGGTACTGGGCGAACAACGGCAAGTCGCTCTTCGGCGGCGAGCGGAGGAGCGCGCTAATCAAGGAGGAAGCATGCAAGAGCTAAAGTCATGCCCATGCTGCGGGTCAAGCAATGGACTGTACGTGCTCCAAGAGGATGAGTACGGGGAGTGGAGCGTCTTCTGCGACATGTGCAAGACGTCGTTTCACAATGAGAACCATTGCGACACGCGAGAGGACGCCATATCAGCCTGGAACCGACGCGCAGAGCGGACGTGCCGCAATCTCAATCCTCCAAGCTGCCGTGACTTCGAATGCAGCGAATGCGGGGAGTCGAGCGAGTTCACTCCGGGTTTCATGCCGAACTACTGCCCGCACTGCGGGGCGCGCGTCATCGAGGAGGGGGTATGAGCGAGGAGACCATGGAACCCAGGACGTTCGAGGACCTGTGGCTGATGCGCGAGACGTCGAACGAGTGGTTCAACGGACAGCTGAAGTGTGTGGACGTGCGAAAGGGGGCCGACCCCGAGGTCGGGATGGTGGACAGCGTGAGCTGGCACGTCGCCCCGACCTCAGACCGCGTGAGGGTGGTCATGAACACGCACGTGATCTGCGAGGTTCGATCAGGGGGGCGCTCGTTGTCCTGCCGGATCGAGAGCAAGACCGTGGACGAGTACCGCTCCATGGAGGCGTTCCGCGACAGCAAGTGGTGGGACCTGACCATGGAGAAGTTCGCCGGAGGAGACGCCGACGCGTCGTGGCTGCGCACGGTCGAGCTGGACGGCGAGGAGGCGGAGGCCGACCCCACGTGGATCGGCTACGGCCCCAGCGCCCGGGTGGAGATGGGGGTGGGCAGCCAGTACCGCGACTGGCTGGGCAACGTCCGGCAGGACAAGGGCCATGACACCCTGTCGATCCGCGTGGAGCGCATGTCCGGCGAGATGTGGCTGCGGTGCGGGGACCACGAGGTCGAGGGAACGGTGGGGGAAATCGAGGAGGCCATGACGCTTATGGAACGTCTGAGTGATATCGGCGTAGAGGTCGGTGACGAGGCGATAGCGGTGCCGTTGCCCAAGAGCGAGAGCGAGGTGGACGAATGAGTGATTGGATAAGCGTCGAGGACAAATTGCCCGATGTTGGACAGAGGGTGCTCGTGGTGGCGTACGGTTGGGATGACTGCGACAACATGTATCTTGGCCGGCTCGACCCAGGCTGGCTGAAAGCAGACCCGGATGGCAAAAGAAATTTCTGGGGAGTTCTCGTCGCACCGAGCGATTGGAGGCTCAGCGGCTGGTCGTACTTACGTGACCCGGACGTTCGCTATTGGACGCCGCTTCCGAAGGCACCGACAAAGGAGGAGTCATGACAACCGTCGAAGAGCGCAGGGAAGTGGCGCGGAGGCTGCGGGAGCTTGACTACAGCGACCTGCAAGAGAGCCTGATTTGCGCGTATCTGGACGCTCTTGGCATCAAGGGATACGAGGACTGGATTGGCATCGCACATCGCCTCGCCGACCTCATAGAGCCGAGCGAACCGAAGGTCAGGTGCGTGGCAGAGGTCAAGGTCGACGGCGAGCGGCTTGAGCAGCTGGCGTATGACGCTGCGGTGGAGCTGACCGGCATCGACTGCGACGCGCTGTCGGCACTGGCGGACGAGATGGAGGAATTCGGAAACCTACCGGCCAAGCATCCGGGTGTCCGCGTTCTGCATAACGAGGACTTCAGCAGGGAGCTAGGGTACGCCCGCCGCATCCGCGAGGCGTGCGGGGAGGTGCCCGATGCCGGTGCGCAGGGTTAGGGGCGGCTACCGCTGCGGGAGGCGGGGCAGGGTGTACCGCTCCCGGGTGGGGGTGAGAGGCAGGGGCGCGCGATCCGCGCCGCCCAGGCCAGGAGGAAGAGGAGGAAGAAGTGAGCGTGAAACTGTTGCCGTGTCCCTTCTGCGGGGGCGAGGCCAAGTTCGTGAAGACTAGTGACGAGATCGTGCCCGGGAGGGCTGAGCTGGTCGCGTGGAACGTGAAGTGCTCGCGTTGCTTCGCGTCACCGCTGCCCAACAACTACGAGGGCTCCAAGGAGGCCGTCGCCAAGAGGTGGAACCGACGAGCGGAGCGCACGTGCCGCGTCGAGGACGTCTGGACCATGTACCACGTCTGCTCGGAGTGCGACGGTGCAATCGACCGCGACGACGCGTACTGCAAGCACTGCGGGGCGAAGGTGGTGGGCGAGTGAGCGCCCCGGAGATGTGGCCCGCCCAGAGAGAGGCGGTGAGCTTCTGCCTGGAGCGCCCGCGTACGTCTGGTACATCGACAACGAGGGGCGCGAGGTGAAGCGCCCCTACGAGGGATAGGAGAGAAGATCATGCTGTCAGAGGAAGAGAAGAACGCCAGCGGATGCCTGGTCATCGTCGGTCTGGTTCTCGTCTCCTTTGCCGTTGGTTATCGACATGCGATTATGGCATAATTGCGATAAAAAAAGCCGCAATTCGACAGGGGGGCTTATGCACGACATCGAGGTCATGCGCTACTGCGTTTACGACTGGCTGCGATACATAGCGTCCATAGGGGACAGCCTGCGGGCGATAGAGGCAGACATCGCGATGCAGCAGGCGAGGCTCACGCTCATGGGCTACGACCCGTCGAGCACGCGTTCGGGCGGATGCTCCAAGGACAGGATGCCAGACGGCGTGGCGAAGCTCATGGAGCTGCGCGACAGGTGGAGCGACGAGTACGCCGCCATGGCCGACGATCTGGAAGAGGCGAAGCGCATATGCTCGCCAGCCCACATGGCCAGGTGGTGCGTGTGGCTCCACCGCGTGGAGCGCATGACGTGGGCTGCGGTTGGCGGGAAGGTCGGCTACAGCGAACAGTCGGCAAGGCGGATAGCCGAGCAGGGCTTGCGCGAGATATATTACGCGATGCCAGAGGAGTGGAGGCGCGCGATACCGAACGCCGCCCCAAGATGAGCGTTTTTGAGCGCCTTTTACCGCTAATATGGTAAGAGGTCGAAATCACGGAGAGCCGCCTGCGGGCGGCTTTTCTTTTGCCAGAAAGGCGGTGCGCCATGGTAAGCAGGTCGTACATCCTTACGTCCGCCGTCAGAGCCTACCGCCGATGGGGCAACGCCGTCAGCATGGCGTTCCTCAGGGCGCTCGGCTGTCCCGTCGGCGTGCCGGTCGGCACGTGGGAGGCCGAGCCGGTGCGCGACCCGGACATGGAGTGGTGCTTCGCCAACCACGGCTCGCCCATGGACGGCAGGCGATGACCAACAGGGGAGCCGCCAACCCGCGCTACGCGAACGGCGCGAGGAGGCGGGCGCTCGCCGCGAGGGTAAAGGCCATGGGCATGCCTTGCTGGATATGCGGGCTTCCCATCGACCCCATGCGCAAGGCAGGCGACCCGTTGAGCTTCGAGCTCGACGAGCTGGTGCCGGTGAGCAAGGGCGGCTCGCCTGTTGACCCAGGCAATGTGGCCCCAAGTCATAGGTGCTGCAATGCATGGCGGGGCAACAAGTCGATTGATCGCGTAGCTTCCATCCGCGCCGAGGTGCGCGCCCGCTTCGGGCCGTGGCCGTCGGCGCTTGCATTCTGCGAGGGCGCGAGAGCCGTTCTTAGGACAGGAAAGACTCGTTCTGGGCACACACCCGTGAGACATCCAAAACGGGCCTCTGGCGCGCTCTGATTGGCTCACAAGATAGGTGACAACGGGTAGCTCCCGTTTCATAAGACGCATGGACCCCGTCACTCTTCGCACCGGTGGCGGGGCCCGTCTTTTCTTGGTGCGAGGAACCCGGGTGCGAATTGCATAGTGTCGAGATCAGGCGCGAGGCCGTGCGCCTCGTGCGATCCGGAATGTCCGACTATCAGGTGGCCGATATGCTTGGAGTGCATCACGGCACGATCGGAAAATGGGCGAGGAGTGCCGGAATCGTGCGCGGAAAGGGCGGAGGGTGCGTCGCACGCAACAACGCGGCGAGATCATCCAAGGCCGCGCCTAAGCGCATGGCACGTGTGCGCGACGCGATAGGCGGCCGCTTCGAGGTCGTGCGCGAGACGCGCAAGGACTGGTTTCTGCTCCGCTGCCGAGAGTGCGGTCACGAGTTCGAGAGGTTCGTGGACCTGCACTATCCGACCACGTGCCCGGAGTGCCAGAGGCGCGAGTCAGAACGAAGGTTGGCCGAGCGAGAGGCCGAGCGCCTTGAGCGCGATAGGAAGCGCGCGCTCATGCAGAGGCTTGTGAATATCCTCGCTTACGAGCATGTCTGCCCCGAGTGCGGTGCTAGGTTCAGAAGCTCTAACCCGTCACAGCTCTACTGTTCCGAGAGCTGTAGGAAGAGGGCAAGGTGGAAGCGCAGGGAAAAGTCTCTTGGTAGCCATGGCTCTCATGTGAAGAGGGCGTAGAGATACGGCGTTGAATACGACAGGTCGATAACCCTCAATAAGCTCATCAAACGAGACGGGATGACCTGCTACATATGCGGCAAGACATGCACCAAGGATGATAAGCGATGGGGAACGTTTGGTCCGGACTACCCGACGATTGATCACGTGATTCCGCTTTGCAAAGGCGGGACGCATACATGGGACAACGTGAGGATTGCGTGCGGCGAGTGCAACGACGCTAAAGGAGGGAGTCTTCCGTGACCCCCACGCCCCCGCCCCGGGGGTGGTGCCCAAAGGCGCG